AATCAGCAGCCGCTCAACCCCACCCGTTTGAATCGCCACCTGCGTCCCTGGAATAGTGACATTCCCGGATGCATCAACAACAGCAATATCAACTGGAGCCCAGTTCGTTGTGTCTAATGACGGGTCCGTCGTCCCCGCGCTACTGGTCGTTTTGCGGCGATACGGGCGTAAATTGATCGTGCTCCAGACGACGGATGTGCCCGCCGTATAGGCAGCGCCGCTGACCCATGCGCTGATATTGGTCACGCCCAGCGCGGTGTTGATCTGCGTAATCATCGTGGAGAGCGCAGGCCCAAGCGCATCCGCCTTGGTGTTGAATGCCGCTTCAGAATCGCCTGAAGTCGGCCAAGCCGGCAGTAAATCAACGCCGCTCATATAAGCTCCTCGATTTCAATGTCACAAAGGGAGTGGTCTGGATACGCAACCACAACGGAAAAGCTCTTGAAAAAGCCATAAATGACGGATGCGCCGAATAGCTTTGATCCGACATAGACGGCCGGCGTTGCCCGGAACGCCTTTAGCGTTGCATGAACAGAATCGGCCTTGTTGTTATCGACAAGGAGCGTCATCCTTGATACGTTTGCCGCCGCCCGCTGAACGACGGTGGCATTGCCCCAGTCATCGACCGATTTGACGGAGTAATCAACAATGCCCAGCTCCATCCCGAGCTGGGTGTCGCCCAACTCAGAGACTTGGCCAATAACGCAGGCCCCACAGGCAACGGTGTTGCCTGGGTCGCTGATCGTGATGGTCAAGGTGGCCCCGGCATAGGGTGGTAGGTCATCAAATACGGCAAACGTACTTCTGCTTCGTTGGCCGAAGAACCAGGCGTACCACGTTTTAATTCCGTTGGTGAGCGAAAGTGTTTGCGTCGAGTCATAAATCACCCCAGAGGATGGATGACTTACCTGCACCTGCACGCTGGATGCTTCGATATTCACCAAGGCAACCGCGCCAATTCGGCCGGCAACTGAGGTTGATATAACGATGGAATCTAGATTGGTTGTCTGGCTGGTGGCGGACTTGTCGAACATCCTCCATCGGTTATTTGTGCCAATGTCCAGCCACATCGCCGGCCGCTTGATGATCCATGCAGAGTGAAACCCGCCGCCCTTCACATCGGTGATGTTGAGGACAAGCGTCCCGGACGTGTAGCTTGTCACCGTCCCCGTGAGCAATACGATCGGATCGTCTGCGGCATAGACCTCAACCTCTTGCGCCGCCGCGAATGACAGCCCGGTCGAAACGGTAAAGACGCGATTCCCGGCAATGGCCAGATTCAACGAGCTGCTGACGACTTCCGGATGATTGCCGAGATTCGATGGCACCAGCGACTCGTAATTCCGGTGCGACGATGCCAACAGAACACGGTCGCCTTGCGCGTAGGTGGTCCCGCTCGCAAATGCGGAATAGTCCGTTTCGGGCACGTTGGACGAGATCAGCGCCGCGTCATCAATCGGCGTGGGGCGGATCATTTTCATAACGCGGCCCTCTCAACAGGCATGCCAATCCCTTCCCATTTTTCGAGGACTTGTGCTGACTTGAGCGCAAATCGGGCCATCGAAACTTGGCTAGCTTCAAGGTTTCTAAACTGCGCCCGAAGCTGCGCAAGCTCATTCATGACTTTGGGATCAGACACAATCACGGCCTCGGCCCTACCTGTTGCCCGCTGCGCCCGAAGGTAGTCGGTGCGACTGGCGAATGACGACGTTTTCAGGTCTCGCGTACCGTACGCGCCACCCATCACCGCCGCATCCGTAATGCCGGCGAATGAGCCCGACACGGCCAGCAGCGTGGCGTACATCTTCCGGCCGCTCTCCGTCGCCAAGTCTTGCGCTTCAACCAGCTTGCGGAATTCGTCGCGCGTGGTGGGAATGACATTCAGGCCCAGCGCCTTGAGCGTGCTGCTGATCTGTCCCTTCGTGTAGTCGGCACGCTCGCCCGGGGTGTAGAAGTTCTGCCAGAACGCATCAAACGCCGTCGTTGCTGTGCCTGCTCCGCCCAACAACTGAATCAGGTTGTCCCGCCCACCGAGGCCCGACGCGCCAAATGCAGCATTCCCCGACTTGCCCATGATGGCGGCCATCTGATCGGTCAGCACAAACTCACCGCTCAGGCGTGCCAGGGTGGTCCCGAGCGTTTCGCCGGACGCCTGGAAGTCCTTGATATTCGGGATCAGCGAAACAGCGATGGCGTCGCCCAATTGCGAAAGCGCATCCTCAACGCTCTTGAATCCAGTACTGGCGACCGTGGTTGAGTTCAGCAGCGACGGAGAAAGCCCCAGCGTTTTCGCAATCGACTCGCCCGAGGCAAAAACGGCGGCCGATGCCTGGGCAATCTGCGTGATCTGCGCCGAGGTAAGCGCGGTGCCATCATTCCACCGCCCCCGGCCTCTGGTCTGGCCCGCGACCCACGAATACGGGAGGTTTGCTGGAACCTCGTCGGTAATGCCAGCGCCGGTGCCCGTGCCGCTCACGCCGGATTTCGCCAGCTTGAAAGCCAAGCCCGTTGAGTCAGCATTGTTGTGCGGGTCTTCGCCGCCACCATCGAGCAGCCCGCCAAGCACTGAGCCGATGGCGGTGCCGATGCCGGGCATGATGTACGTCCCAATGGCCGACCCGGCGGCACTGCCATAGTTACCCTGCGAAAGCGAATACAACGCCCCGGCGTAACCCAGCGCAGACGCCCCATTTGCGGAGAGCCATTCACCAGCCGAGGTGAGCTGCTTTACCCCTTCACCCACAGTCGTGGAGAGCCCCAGCGACTCACCGACACCTGAAAAGCCCAAATTTGTCCAGGAGTTGACCGGCGCGCTGCTCCACAGACCGGCGAACCCGGTGTTACCCGTGGAGAAGGAACCCGATAGCGGGTTGTATCCACCCGCACCACCAAGCCCACCAAGACCGCCCACCCCACCACCACCCGCCGCCCCGCTCATGCCGAAGGCGTTTGTCACTTGCCCATACACCTGGAATACGATGTGCTTGAGCGTAGCTTCATAGATGGCGCTGCGAAGGGCGGAGCGCAAGGTGCGCCCGATCTGCTGGGCGGCGTCTGCGCCGTTCTCTCCCCACGCGTCAAAGACCTGTCGGGCGATGCGGTCGGTCTCTTCCCAGCCGCGCTTCCATTCTTTTTCAGCTTCGTCCTGAACGCGCTTGTTTGAGGCTTTCTGCTCACGTTCTCGCACGAGCGTAGCCTGTCTCTCTCCACCATCAGCAGCCTGTCGTTTGGCTTCAGCGAGGTCTAAGTAGCCCTGTGCCACTTCTGGGAGAATGCCCATCATGTTGAGCATGACGGCCTGAGATTCCAGCGTCGCCGCCGTGATCCGGTCAGAGGCGGCGGCATCTTCTAGCTTCGCAGCGCGATATTCGGCCTGTGCCTCTTTGGACAGACCGAACATGGAAATTTCATCTTCCAGTGAGGCGTTCTGCTGTTCGATAGATGCGGCGCGGCGCTGCTCATCGGCGGCGAGCTTGGAAAAGAAATCGCCTCTCGCCTTCTCTTGTTCAGCGAGTTCCTTGGCAATGTCTTTGCTGAACTTCTGTTCTGCATTCAGCTTTATTACGGCCTCGCGATAGGGCCCTATTTTGAGCGCCCCCTCCTGATACGCCTTTTGAAGCGTGGCGAGACTGGAGAGATAGTCGTTATCAAAGCCGGCAGACTTGGCGGTGATCTTGTTAAGGACGGCTGCCAGTTCTTCCGCGTCTTTGACGGATTGGGATTTGCCGTTAGGCTTTTCCTGATACTTCGCGCGGATTTCGCCGATGCGCTTCTGAATCTGCTCTTCCGTCAATCCAGCCTGAATGCCGAGATTGCGGGCTTTCTCAATGTCTTGCTGTAGCTTGACCTGCTTGGAAAGAAATTGCTCGCCTTCGCGCAGCCATTGGATTCCAGCCTCTTCCTTGGCTTGAGCCTCGGATTTTGCCTTCGCTACATCGCCCGCCAAGCTGGCGCGGGCTTTCTCATTGATGAGTATCTGCTGACTGGCGCGAAGCTCGTTATTCAGCCTAGCAAGTTCAGCCTGCGCAGAGATTGGATCGTAAGCCGCGTTCTTTTTTGTGTCTGCAATCTTGCGCTGTATGGCTTCAACATTAGCGCGCGCAGCTTCCAGCGGATCAGCTTGACGGCCCACACCAAGCATGGCGTCCCACGCTTCCTTGGCACCTTCCTTGACGCCGGCCCATGCCTTTTCGAGATAGCCAAGGTTCTGGATCAGCTGATCGCTACGGCCATTCATCGCATCGGCAAAGGTCTTCTGTGCCAGTGCGGCGGCTTCGGCCGCTTTTCCTTGATCTTCCAGCGCCTTGATCTGACGATAAATCTCAGCGGTCAGGTAGCGTTGCGATTCGTTGAGCTTGAGCGAGGCTTCAACCGGAGATTTTCCGAGGTCTTCAAACTGCTTGATGGTTTCGCTAACAGACTGGCCGGTGGCCTTCTCCATCTTCAAGGCGGCAGACGATACCAGCTCAAGATTCCCCGCTGCGACACGGCCAGAGGCGACGGCCTGTTGCAAGGCTTCTGCCGCTGCGCCCTTGGTGGCGCCGGTCGTTCCTGCCACTGAGGTGGCGAGGGTGTTGAGCTTATCCACCGTCACCCCGGCCGCATTTCCGGTGAGGATGATGGCCTTGGCGTAGTTCTTGGCTTCCTCGCTGCCTTGGTAGTAGGCATACCCCAATGCCGTTGCCGCCCCGGCCGCAAGGGTGAAGGGGTTGATGAGCCCGGCGACATACCCGCCCAATGCACGAGCAGCGGGACCGATTCCCCCAAACATATCCTTGAGCTGGCCGCCCTGTTGCAGCAGGACGGTCATGGGTTTTTGGCCCGACTGGAGGCTGACGAAAATATCCGTCATTTGAGCCGGAACATTGCGCAAGGCCATGGCAGTCTGTCCGGCAGACATGCCGAGCCCATCCATGGATTTGGTAGCGGCCCGCTGCTTTTCAGCCGCTGCGTCAAGCTGGGACAGGTAGGGCTTCAGCGCATCAACACTGACGCCGCGCTGCTTGGCGATAGCTTCGTAGTAAGCCGAGGTTCCACGGGCGCCGGCTTCGGTGACCGCTGTCGTGCGCTGAATGGAGTTGATGATGCTCTTGGTCGCACGCTCAACTGATGCTGAGGCTCCATCAGCACCGCTGCCTAGGCCTTTTTCGACCTTCTCACCAGCACGAGCGGCCTCGTCTCCGAGGCTTTTAAACGACTGCTTGGCTTGACGGACGCCAGTCTCCACGCCATCGGCGGTAGCGACTACGTCAATCTGATATACGCCATCGGTCATGATTGCTCCGGTCAGTTGCTGCGCATGGCCTTGAGGGCTTCGCGCTCAAGGTGCTGTATGTCTTCAATCAGGCAGTCCGCGTCCTCTCTTGCGAGATTCATGCGGTCAATCCATGTGAAAAGAACGAGGTAGTTCAGCCCTTCACGGCCCCGGAATGAGTAATTCCATTGCGTGTGCAGGCGCGTGAAGAGATCAACGGCCGGGAAGTTTTCCGGCCAGATTTCGAGGGTGGTGTCGTAATCGGAGAGCTTCAGCCCAAAGGCATCAAGCTCTTTTTCGTCGGGCGGCGGCTCGTACAGTGAGACCGCCGCCGCTGTCAGTTTCCCAAGCGGCCTTCGTTGATGCCAAGGCGATACGCGTCCATGATCGCCATAACGGCGGACGGGACTTCGTCGGCAAGTTGCTGGGCATTGACGATGTTCAATTCCGCATCAACATCCCACCCCTCCAAGACTTCGATCAGGTATTCGCCGTTTTTATCGCGGGTCTTTTCCATGAGGGTTTCCATGGAGAACTGACCGTTCTTGAGCGGTTCGCCAGCGTCTTTCGAGAGGGAATCCACCAGCGCGCCGAATTGAGTACGGGTGCGGTATTTGAAAACGCATTCGATCTGCCCTTCGGTGCCATCCAACAGCGGGAAGGTGACGGTGCGCTTGAAGTTTTTGGGCGCATTGCCCAGCTTGATTTTTGCCATGTTTTTTCTCGTTTGCGTAAAAAGGCCCATGCAGGTGCGACCTGCCGGGCATGAAAAAGCCCGCCGGAGCGGGCTTAGGAGGCAACGGCTTAGGAGGCGTACCGGACGGGACGAGCTTGCAGGGCAAAGGTGGCTTTCACCACCATCACCTGGCCCTTGTTGAGGGACGGCGTTTCGTTGAAAGAAATCTGGCCGTAGTAGAGGATGAAAGACCCATCGGGCAGTTGCAGCTTGAGCACACGGAAGGCGCGGGCATCGGCGGCGGCTTTCAGGGCGATGTAGCCAGACAGGGACGGGTCATCGGCGATTTCGAGGGAAATACTCTGCGCAGAGAACACCGTCGGCAATTGCGTCTCGAAGTTCTGCTCCAAGAACGAGAAGGTGGCGTATTGCTGGTCTCCACCTTGCGTGGTGAGCCCCATGATCTGGGAAATCTGAGTGAAGCCACCCACCAGCGATGCAGATCCAGTACCGGAGCCCGCAGGGTAAAGGCTGGTCAGACTGGTATCGATGCCGTCAAGGTTGAAGGCGTTGGCAACCGAGCCCGCAACGCGGACGGCTTTCTGGTTCAGATTCGACCAGCCGGAATTCATCAGTACGATGTCGCCATTGACGAATCCGTGCGCGGTGGAGGTTGCGACACCGGGATTGGCGTTGGTCAGAGCAGAAACGGTCTTTGCAGAGCCGAGAGTGGTGGAGAGGGTGACGATTGCGCCGTCAGGGAGTTTTGCGCTCATGGAATGGGCCTTTCAGAAATGAAAAAACCCGCCGTAGCGGGTTGTTTGTGAAAGCCCAGAGGGGATTCCGGGCATAAAAAAAGCCGCCCGGATTGCTCAGGGCGGCTTGGTTTCTTTATGTGGCGCTATCGTTCAGACCAGATGCTGAAATCTTGGCGGGCGCCACGCAGTTGGGTTTCTTCGTCAGCGACGGCAGTCATTGCCCCATAGGGACTGGCCTGGAACGCCGTGGAAAGAACGAGCGCCGCTTCGATCTGCGCCATCAAGGCGTTGGCCTGTGATCGGGTTGCGGCCCATACGGTGATCTGCATCCGTGCGTTCCGCTTGTTGAACACGGCGCGCTCAACGTAGGCCGGCGATGCGCCGCCGATTTGCTGCCAGACGGCATAAGGCGCCGTAACAGTTGCCGGGGCGAAGTCGGGGAATGACTGAACAACCCCAGAAACAAGGGTTTGCAGATCGGATTCGAGGCTCATTTCTGCGCGCTCAAGTAGTCATCCATGGCGACCTTTGCCGCCACGTTCGCTTCGTGTTTTGCGGCTTCATACGCAGGGCGGAGGAAAGGATGGGCCGGGGCACGGGAGGTGCCGAACTCGACCATGAATCCATACGGACACTTCTTGTGGTTCCATGCGACGTGATAGGTGGCCTTGCCTTCGCCGCTGTTGTCTTTCGACATGACCTGATAGATGGAATCCCTAAGCGTGCCCGCGTTGAAAAGGTACTTTGTTCCGTTGATCTTGAACGAGGTGCCATGGAACCAGTGCGCGCCATCAGAGACGGGGGCGCGGAGTTTGGCTTCTCGACAGAACACATCGGCCGCTGCTTGAGCACCCACATAGACGACATTGGTCTTGACCTTCTCGACGTAGCGATCTAATCCGGCGAGGACTTCATCAAGGTTGTCACTCATTGCACGCGCTCACACACGAGATCAAGGTAGTCATTCCGACCTACGGGAAGGACGGCCTGAATGTCAAACACTTCGCCCGATGACTCGACGCGCATTCCGTGATTGATCCCGGCAAGGTAGCGAATGCGGATGCTGGTCTTTGTTAGGGAAACATCCGCCCCTGCTTTGAGTGCGGACAGGCCGGAGAGGTATTTGATGTTCGCCCATGCCGTAGCAACCAGTGACCATGTAGTCAGGGGCTGGCCCAAGGCATCCTGACCGGTGTCTCTTGACTTGATGGTGACGAGTCGGTCAAGTTTGCCGGCATCCATTAGATGGCCTTCCAGACGCGTTCCGCAGCGATCAAGGTATCCAGAAATGCCAGCGGTTTCATGTCGCGCTCGTTCAGCGCGCCGCGATTCTCATAAGCGGCGGCGATATGCAGCAACATCCATTGCTTGATGCCAGCCGGAACATCCGCCGGGGTGCCATACCCCGCAACGAACCGAATGCGCACGGCATTGGCAGCATCATCCGGGGTGGGCCAATAATAGTTAGCAGCAGGAATGAGCCACGATTCATAGGGATCAGCGTTGTCCAATCCGTAATTGGTGCTGGCTATTGTTTGCTCTACGCCGCTGGCGATGTATTTGACGCTTGTGATGCTGGTGACGCTGGCGGTTTGCAGGTTGATTTCAATATCTGGAAAGTCGTCCAGCGTCAGTTCAAAGGTCTGGCTGCACAGCGGGCGACGCAGTTCCGCTTCTGCCATGGCGCGCGCTTGGGGGATGTAGAACGAGGTAAAGAGCGAATCTTCATCCGTACCGGTCACGCGGCAGTGGGCCTTGGCTT